TGTTAGTTGAGGTATTGCATCTACCAATCCCTGTGCTAATCCTATAATCAACTGCAAAGCGGCATCCAAAATAAGTGGTAGGTTATCCATTAATCCTTGGACAATCTGCGTGACTGCCGAAACTGCTGCGGGTATGAGTTGCGGTAGAGCCATGCCAATACCCTCCACAAGTGCGGTTACCAGTTCTATTGCTGCATTTATGAGCAGTGGCAGATTATCAATCAACGCACCGACAATCGTCATTACTGCATCTACTGCCGCTGGAATCAGTTCAGGCAGTAAGTTCAAGAGTGTCTCCAACACCTGCGTGAACAGGCTTGTGACAGTTTCCAACAACATCGGAAGCAGGTCACCTATTGCTGTTAATATCGCATCGAACGCAGGCGGTAGTGCGGTTACGATGTTTTCTAAAACAGGCACGATATTTTTAACGACTGCACGGAATGCATCCACAAGATTTTCCGTCAAATTTGTCATGTCTGCATTAGCGTTACCGAGTCCTGCTGTAAAAGAGCCAAGTGCAGCTTGTAATAACCCAATAGAACCAGAAATGGTCTCAGTTGACTCTCTCGCAAAGTTTCCGGCATACTGCTGTGTGTTTTCAAAAAACATCTGCATTGCGACTTCCGCTTTTTCCGCTTGTGTAGCGGTATTCCAAGTGAAATCTAGTCCCTTAGCAAGAGCATAAGCTTCGATGTTTGTAGCATTCATGGCAACACCTAAGTTATCCATCATGGTAAAGTTGCCTTTTGCCGCTCCCGTAACCGCTTCCATGGCAGCGGACATATCTATACCCATAACGGATGCCATATCTGCTGCACGTTGCATCGCTTTTTCTGTCAATTCAAGACTTTTTCGCTGTTCAATGCCAGAGCCTTGGAACAATGCACCCATTTTATTAGCTGTTGCCAAATACTCACTTTGGGAAATTCCGAGATTTCTATAGGCTTCTTCACCGGTCTTTTGAATTGAAGCAGCATACGCTCCAAAGACTGCTTCTGAGCCACCTAGGTTTTGCTCCAATTCCCCAAACTGGGTAACTACCTCTTTACCCAATTTTATAGCAGCAGCTCCAGCAGCAACTGCAACTGTGCCCATAGCCACACCGATGCCCTTGAGTATACCACCAAGCTTTTCAAATTTACCTCCAGAATCTTCCGCACTTTTGCCTGAGTTGTCCAACTCTTCACCGAGATTATCTGCTTCAACCGCAGACTGCTGAAGTTCGCGCTCCATATTATTGAGTTCTGCCTGGGCTCTGTTCAGCTGAATCTGCCAATTTTGAGTGCGGCGGTCATTTTCACCGAAAGAGGAGGTGGCATTATCAAGAGCGGCCTTAAGGGTTGAAATCTTTTCTTTCTGTGCGTCGATTTCTTTATTCAAAACCGCATTACGAGCAGTGACCGACTGGATGGATTTATCGTTTTTATCAAACTGACTGGTCACAAGTGCCATTTCACTACCCAGCACCTTAAAGGACTGATTGATATCTCGTAGGGCGTTCTTAAACTCACGCTCGCCCTCGACGCCTATTTTCAATCCAAAATTGTCTATATGCCTGGTGGGATAATATCGTCAATCGTTCGAGTTTTCTTCGGCTTTTCGATCCCATGCCATTGCTTGTGGCAAGCCCATAAATCAAAAAACAGTCCAATTGGCATAAGCCAGAATTCCTCTGCGTCCATGCCCATCTGAACTGTTCCATAATAATAAAGTCGGGTAAAGACTTCAGCGTCCGTTACCCGACTTCCATGTTTTTTGGAGTTTCTTCCTCACTTTCCACGTTGCGCTTTGCACCTTTGAACATTGCTTCGGTGATTGCACTTTTATATTCCGCCAAATCAAGCGGTGAGGTAAGAAGCTCCACTTCTTCCTCTGTCAACAATTCTTCTGGTGCGTTCTTATTCTTAAGATTACGAATTAAAATGGACTGGTTTGCAAGCAATGTGATTAGCCAAACTATCTCGTCCAGTGCCATCTCAAAGTTTTCTGATTTCATCAGTTTTTCTCCAAGATTTTCAAGACCACCGTAACGACCAGCAATTGCCTTTGTTGCACGTGTAGTTAAAACCAGTTCATACTCTTTGTCACCTATTTTGATTGTGGCACTTCTCTCATTATCCATCATTTCTCCTCCTATGGTTCAGGTGTATATACGGGTTCATAAACTTCAGTGAACCAGCCTGTTATGGTGGACGATGAAACACCGGGGTCACCTTCTGTGACTTCTGCTTTCCATGGGTGCTTGCCCAACCCATCCAGCTTGTTCCTACGCATAACTGTTCCTTCAATAGTAGGTGTAGAAAAGGTAATGGAATCCGCCTTTGTCTGTAAGTTGGTTGCTGGTAGTCCAAACTTAACACGATACAACCAAAAATATCGGTATGTTCCATTGGCCTTTTGCGCACGAAACCCCACTGCAACAGGTGTACCTACACTCTCACTTGCAGAAATTAATACCCCATTGTCGTCGGTAGACGCACCAGTTAGATCTGCTGCTACTGTCGGGCCAATGTCATCTACACCGAGAGTGAGTGTACCGCTGTTAAAGTCCTTCACAACCTCGGCAGCACCATCATCGGCATACAGAATTGCTTCCACCAATTCTACCGAAAGTTCGGCAGTAATGGCTTTTGCGAGTACCGAAGGCACACCATAGGTTTCCTCGCCATTTGAGTCCTCGGTTATTTTTGCATAGTACAGTTTATCCAAACCGATAGTTGCCATATGTTATTCCTCCATTCCATAGTTTTTCGCCACGTCGATGGCGTAATGATGATATCCAGTATCATCCTCGTGACCAATATACCTACGCTCAGTCACTGTAAAATCATCGTTTAACAAAGCCGCTGTAATCTGCCTCTTTCTCTCTAAGTAATTGCTCTTGGAAAATAGTGATATCCGTGCTTCCTGCACATCAAAGCCAGGGCGGTTATCCGCATGAACTTCAAAAACATCCGAAAGTGGGAGTATCACCACGTACTCATCCGGTGCCAAACCTGAAAAAACCCCGGTTTCTACGGGGATAGGTATTGCTGTCAGAAGTGTATTTAGCTCCTCTAAGATATTCATATTTTATCAATCTCCTCCTCTAGCTTTGCGATCATCGCATTGATACAAGGTTTCCTAGATGCAGTTCTCGCAGGCTTTAGGAAGGGTTTTGCAGGCTGACCATGCTTACCATATTCAATGATTGTAGCAATTTTAGCATTGCTCTCACCATCAGAACGTGGCTCGGAAAAGCCAACTTTAACATTGAAGTTTCCGTTTCTATCTTGCTTTGCACTTGAAAGTCCTAGTGAAGATAGTAGCTCCCCAGTACTTTTGGATGGATATTTTGTGTTCTTACCAATTACTTTACTTAGATTCCCCTTAACTTTATCCAGTACCACTTCACCGCCAACTTCCAGAACCTTAGGAAGAATTACATCGGTCTGGTCAGCTAATCGTGATACCTTTAAAAGGAATTCTTCTGGCATCTTTATATTCACTTTTGCCATATCCATCACCTCACAGTTGGTTCTATCTTTTCTGCTAAAACCTCGACATACATGCCTCGTTTTCTTACATCATCAACACTTAAAATCTGATATCTGCCATCATCACAAACGATGACCATTTCACTGGTCACCCTAAGGCCAGATATTTTTCTAAACCTAAATAGGGAAGTTGCAGAAGAAAATGATGCCCTATTTGCCCACCGCTCACTGCCATGCCGATCTTCCTTGTAGGCACGTACACTGGCAAGTATGTTATCGCCTATAGCAGCGAAACCATCCTTGTCTTTAATAGGCTGTGTACTGATGATATCAATAAAGGTGTTCATCTTTCCAAAACTCATAATTTACACCTTCCAATCCCGGTCTAGCCTAAGAAGTAGGTTCACCGTGTTCCAAACCTGCTGCCCCGCCTGTACGCTATCGGCGAAGAAACCAGCCGTCGAGCCATCTCTGCTTTCGTAGAAATGACTCGACAGCATGATTACTGCCTGTTCAGTAGTTGGGGGCATAATATTCTCAGTGTAATAACCCTCAGCAACATGCTGATAACTTTCCGCATAAGAGACGGCGGCTTTGATGTAATGCAGCAGAAGTCCATCGTCTGCGTCATGCGTCAGGATCAGATTTGCTTTTACTTTAGGGAGAAGATTATCAGTTGTCATGCCGTCCGCCT